CAAAGCAGCAGCCATCGCGATGATCCACTGGCTCATGTCGCCACCGAGCACGCGGGTCAGCGTTGCACCAGAGCTGGCCTTGGTACGATCAGCAGCAATCTGGTTGCTGACGATCACCTTCTTGCCCGCAGCGCGGTACTGAAGGTTGCCATACTGATCAGTGCTCCACTGGACAAACGATCCCTGCCCATCACCTGCTGACACCGCATCAGCACGCTTAGCCATGATGTTGTAGAACAGCTCAGGGCGGATGATGAAGGCAAACGCCTCTTCGTTCACGATACCGTTGACAGCGTGCGTCTTGCCGATCATGCCGAAGAAGTCTTCGGGGCCGAACGCATCACCGTTCGTGCCCTGCTTTTTCGGAGTGTAGCTGTTGACGGAGTAATTAAAGATCCCCTTTGGACTGGTGGCTGAACCTGCACCAGACAATCCAGCCAGATCCATCGCCAGTTGCAGCACCTGCACCAAATCCTCACGACACACCGCATCAGCAGCCGGGCTGCTGTAGCGGAAGAGTTCGTTGGGAATTGCCATGAGGCCGGCGAGCTTCTTTGCACGGAGCAACAGGTTGCCGGTGGTCAGATCGCTTGCCGTGATGGTAGTGTTTTCACCAACCCAGTAAGCGGTGCTCGCACCAGTCTGCTTGGGTAAGCTGGTGCTACCCTGTGCTGGCATCGGGATGACGCGAGCACCTGCGGCCATGAGCGCGGCCTTGTTTCGCAACAACTCGATCAGCTCGCCCTGGGCAGGAGCAGGAATAAGCGTGCCGCCGCTGGTGTCGATGTTCCAGGACATATCCTTGGTGTACATCGCTTTGCGGATGTGGCGAACCTCATCAGGATCAGCAGCACCGCCAGCTAGCACCAGATCGCGGCAATCCTGAGCAATGGAGTCTTCCATGTGGGCGGAAGCAAACGGCATCATCATGACACCATCGTTTTCCTTGCGATACCCTTGCTCGCGGAGGCTCTTGTTGATCTTGCTGTGGATTTCGTTTTCGATGCGAGCATCTTCGGCGGACAGCTTGCCGACTGCCAAGCCGATGGCCTTCACGAAACTGTAGCCGCGCGAAGACAATGGCGATTCGCCTTTTCGGATCCCGAAAATGCGGTTAGGGCTTGGCTGCCCTGGTGCTTTTTCTTTGAGCTTGGCGATATCAGTCTTGAGAGACTTCACCTCATCGCCAATCGACTTCAGAACTTCGGTGACAGTTTCCGCACCCATATTATCCTCCACACAATTGCGTGGTGGATGGTGTGGGCAATCCCTGTGACGCCGCTTACCTGTCCCCTACAACTCAGACGTTACTTGACTTTTTCGGTAGCAACCTTCGTGCAGGAAATACCCGACACGCCGCCGCTAACCATGTTCAGCACTACTTCAACCTTGCCGTGCTCCTTGCTCGACTGCATGGATTGCAAGGCAAGTCGAAGTGATTTGGTAGCCTCATCGAATGCTTTCTGATTCGACTCTGATAACACTATTGTACCTTCCCTGTAATTCGCCGCGCGTCTTTACGCAGGCTGGCAAGATCGGCTTGCAGTGACTTGATAGCCTTCAATTCGTCTTCGCTAATCTCGTCATCTGCTTTTTCTTCTGGCTCGACTGGCTCATCCAACTTCTCTTCTTCCACCACCTTGCCCTCTGGCGTAATGGCGAATGTCTTAGTCATGTAGTCACAGGCACTGGCCAGCCCGCTGTAGGCTGACTTGCAAGCCAGCCGATAGGATTTCGGGACGTTGGGCGAGTCGCCCATTTCCTTCACCAGTTCGCCTGCGTCCTGTACCGATTGCAGATGTGGAGCATAGTCCGATTTGGAAAGTGACTTGACCTTGGATTTCGCTTTCGGCTCCTCTTCCTCTTCTTCGTCCGATTTAACTTCCTCTTCAACTTCGTCCCCTGCCTTGACTTCTTCGGCAGGCTCGGCGGCTGGCTCCTCTTCTACGTTCTCCTCTTCCGGCTCAGCTTCCTCTTCGTCCTCTGCCTCAATCTTGAGGTCTGGATACACTTCCGCCAGCTTGGCCTTGAGTACATCGACCTGCTCGCTGATAGCTGTGCCAACGCCTTCAAACAATTCCAGGATCGGCTCCTTCTCGATCATCGGGAGGGCGGCGGCTAAATTCGCCAAGGCTGCTTCCAGATCGGCACAGAAGCCCATGACAGCTTGTGCACCAGGAGGATGCTGGACCGCTTCTACGGTCGGGTCGTCGGTGGCAAGTTGTTCATCAGGCATGGCTTTCAGTTCCTTGGCAGGCTTGTTGCTAGATTGTACCGCCCACGGCACGGCGTTCTTGACGTACCGTTTCGATAGCACCATTGGCACTACCACGCGGGCGGTCGGGTTCGGAGGAGCGTACCGCATCATGCTTTTGACAATCGACGGGGCGAGGCTCTTGCCATCCCAATTCCGATGAACAGTATCCAGCAATGCTTCGGGGTTACAGGGAACAGGGACAACAGACCATTCGTGCGGGGCCCACTCCACGAACTTAATGCCACGCCCCGCAAGACGAAGCGACTTACCTGGCACTGGATCGTAGCCGACCGAGGAGCCACGCAGCACGCCAGCCTCGATGAGCGCCCAGCACTGTGCTGATTCCTGAGTCATCATGTGGAAAAGAGCGGTGGCCTTCACACAGTTCTGGTCATACACATCCCAGCTCAGCGACTTCGTGGCAGGGTTGATTGACTGCGCGATCGGTGCCATGTGGGTGTCGTGATCCCACAGCACCACCGGGTTGTTTCGATATCGCTCCAGATGCGGAATGCTGCCTTCAGGCACAAGGATGTCGCCATCGTTGTCTACCGCCATGCTGGAAACGGTATAGGTCGCAGTGCAGAGCTTGGAGTCAAGCTGGCACGGAGCGTCAGGAACGACGTGCGAGATTCGCTCAGGAGCGGCCACCAGTTTCTGGATATTTAGGGTTGCCACTCTTCGTTGAGCTCCTCGGTCATGCTGCACATGCAGCGCGGGTGTAAAGGCGGGTACATCACCGTCGCGTACGGTCCGCCTTTCGGCAAAACGATGAACGGCTCTCCCAATGCCACTATTTTACCGTCGAGTGCGAGACACGCCTCGCAAGCGTCACTACTGGCGAGCCATTTCTTACCAGCTACCACGCCCGATTGCTTGGCGGCGATCTCCTGCCCGGCGTGGTATGCCCTGCTCACTTCGCTGGCTGCTATCGTCATCGCTCGCTGCGGGTCGCGGAATATTCGCATCACTTCGGCGGTGGTCTGCTGCAATGACTGCCCCTGCTCTATCCCTTGTGATAACTCCTGCTGGAGCTTGCTGTACGCATTCGACAGTTTCATCCGCGTGGTCTGCAGCGTTGAGAATGCGAAGTTGTAGCTGTAGTTGTTGATGAAATTAACAGCTTCGGGGTTGTAGATATCAAACTGGTCGTCTTCTTTCGGCTCAGGCAGATGGAACATCGGCAGGTTAAAGATTGACTTCGCTCTACCTGCCTGCCTCTGGTTGAGTCGTCGCTGTAGTTCAGTGCGGCCATCGAGCAGATACCTCGCGTAAATAGGCTTGATGCGTTCAATGAATGGCTGCAGCCACCGCTCCAGTCTGAACTGGCTAAATGCAAACGGGCCAGCCTGCCGCATCAATGCCAAGAACGCCGCTTCCTGCTCTTTCCAGAGCTGGCGGACGAGCTGGGCAAGTTGTCTGCCTTGCGGCAACGGCGGGGCAGTCATCGCTTCCGTTTCTTCCTCTTGGCTCGGTAGCAGCTGTCAAAGATATCCGCATGCACAAGCAGGCGGAACATTCCGTCTTCGCACATGCGATAGTGCCACACTCGCCGGTACTTGTCTTCCAGCTCGATCTGGATATACGGGCAGCCCTCATACGGTGTCTGGTACAGTCGCCCGCACCAAGGGCCACCGATGAGCTCGATTGTCTGAACCTTTGGGCCGGCCTTCTGATCCTTGGCCATAACTACCACCACTCTTGACCTTGTTTGTGCAGGTGCTTTCCGTTCCCGTTGAGCGAAAAGCTCTTGACCTCTCGCATCACTTCATGCTTGATAACAGCCATACCCCAGTGATCGTACACGGCTCCGTCTACGTCTGCGTCATGCCAGCGGGCGTCTAAATCTTCCCAGCTGATGAACCCTCGCGTCAGCCGCAACGACGGATCCTCTACGATGAGGTCGTCATCGGTGTAGCCGATTGCCACGACGTAGTGACCGTCTTTTGCACCATCGTAGCCAGCAGGATCGCCCCACGCTTGTATCAAGATCAGAACAGGGATACCCTGGTCCAGCCACTGCTTGAGGTCGTCGGCAGTCATGCCCTGCTTGGCGACAGACTGCAAGCCCAGCTGATCGGCCAGATCGCGGATGTTTTCCGGTGCTGTGCCTTCCTCTGGGTCAGTGTCCAGTGCATCTCGATACCAACTTTCCTCCTGCGGGCCGACTCCGTACATCTCGGCGATAGCCTGAAAAGCACTTGCCCCGCAACTGTAGTTGGTTTCCTGTCGCACGTCCGGCAGCTTGACCTTGATGGAAGCCGCCGGGGCTGCTGCCTTTTTGCTCTTGCTGAGATAGCTCACCGGCTGGATGTATCCTGCAAACTGCTGCTCCTCATCGTCCTGAACAGGCTGGCTGATCATCGGGAGAATAGGCTCGATTCCAGTCTCGCCTGTCGGAATGGGCACGAACCCGCTCGGAATCAGCGGATCATCGCCATAGCCCTCATACGGTGCTGCGTTCAGATACCCGGTGCGGTACTCGTTGAAGGTGCAAGCACCTTTCGATAGT